TTTGATGTATTGGTGAAATAACATGCAAGTACATCTCACACTAAAAAGCGCGAACGTCAAAACCGGCCCAATTCCAGTGTCAACGACCGAACGCGACAGTTGCCCGGCCGATTGCAAAATGAAGGCCGAATGCTACGCGGCCAGCGGCCCGCTGGCGCTACACTGGGCCGCCGTGAGCGATAAAAAGCGCGGCGCATCATGGCCCGAATTCTGCGACACAATCGAAGCGCTACCCGCTGGCCAATTGTGGCGCCATAACCAGGCTGGCGATTTGCCCCAGCAAAACGGGACAATTGACCCGGTCAAATTAGGCCAATTGGTCGCGGCCAATAAAGATAAACGCGGGTTTACTTATTCGCACCACCGCGACGCGGCGTCGATTGATTGGATCCGGCATGCGAATGCCTGGGGTTTCACCGTCAATTTATCGGCCAATGATTTAAATGACGCCGATTATTTGGCCGATCAAAACGCTGGCCCGGTCGTTGTTGTCTTACCGTCAACGCAAAACGAAAACCTAAAAACGCCAGCCGGCCGGCCGGTCGTCGTTTGCCCAGCCACCCAGCGCGACGACGTATCGTGCGCGACGTGCCAATTGTGCCAGCGCCAGCGCGCGGTCATTGTAGGTTTCCCGGCGCATGGTTCGCGTCATCGCGTTATCAATTTAAGGCTTGCATCATGAATAAATTATTCCCGATTATCGCGCCCGGCCAGCCGGTCCCATGCTTCAATTGCAGCCGGCCATTGGCTGGCCAGCCGGCGCCAGTAGAAAACCCGCCAAAGCGCGGCCAATGGCGCACGTATTGCAGCGCGTGCGACATGTTTACATTTTTTGATAAAGGGGCACACAATGATTAAAACCATGCGGGCCAAATACCCCGGCCACTGTGCCCAAAGCGGCGCCCGTATAAACCCGGGCGATGACATTAAATTCGACACGATAACGCGCCGCGCATGGTTAACCGAACCGGGCGATTCTAAGGTCGTTTTTTACGGTGAAAACGGCCCCAGCACGTTCTACCGAAACCCGCGCGGCCGGTGTATTGACGCACCATGCTGCGGCTGCTGCACTATCTAGCGCGCGACCTTATGCGGCCCTGGTGGCCGTATAGGGGCGCGCGCTGGTGCGCGCTATAACCTAAGGGTACAGTAAAAATGCAACATGTTGAAATTTTATTCGGCCATATGACGCACGGCCAATTTTTAATCGGGGGCGACGCGGCGCCCATGGTAATTGTCAATCGAATTGACGAACGGGCCATTATGAACCCGGTCGACGTTGAAGAGTATTTGACGGCGCAAGGGTATGACAGTTATTTAATCCCTTCTGAATTTGAGGGCGACATTGTTTATTCAATTGATTTTTTTAAGGGGCTACCATGAAAACCGTAACTATTGGCCGCACGGCCTACAAAATAAATGACGACCGTGACATTTTCGCAGCGCATGCCAAATGCACCGGTAAGCATAAGATTGTCAAAAGTAAGGGGCCGGAGCGCCGATACTTTCCCGACTATTTTTATTCAACGGCCGATTATGTAACGCGCTATTACGCGCTAAACAGTGGCCGGGGCCACCAGGGCCGGGGCGCGCCGTACGGCGGCGAAAACACGTTGACCGGCTTTTATGAAAACCTAAGCGAAGCGCCAGCGGCCACTTACACCCAAGAGGATCAATATGAAAGTTAAAGACAATCTACACCCACTGATGCGGGAAATAATCGCGACCATGCGCCCGCTCACCTATGCCGACCATTATTATGTCGACCTGGGCTATAGGCACGAATTAGGCAAGGTCGACGATCACGAATATAAAATGGCCATAGCCGAAGGCCCCGAGGCCCGCCGGCTTATGAGCCGGGGCGCCATGGAAGCGATGATGCGATGATTTTTGTCCTGATCGCGGTTATAATCGCGGCGCTGCTGGCGGTTCTTTTGGATCTGTAGCAGTTGCCAAAACCTTTAAGGCCCCTAGTGATAGGGGCCTTTTTTTTATCTCACCAAACGCACGGCCATGGGCGCCGGCAGATCTTCGACCATGCGGCGCATGTCCGATTTGCTCATGTTGGCCATTTCAGGCGCGCAAAACATATGCTTTTTACTGGGGCAATCACCCGACGCAACGCGGCCCAGGTCGACCCAGCCGGCTTCCTTTAACGCATGCAATAGCGCTGGCTGGGGGACCTTCACACCGGCCGGAGCGGCGCCAGCCACGCGGTCACATAATGCATGAAAGGGCGACGCGACCACGCCCTTAGAAAACTCGCCCAGGCGCCCGCGCATCAATTCGACAAGGTAACTTTCGGCCATGCTCATGCCATGCTCGACAAGGTTTAATTTAAATTCGGTCATCATCGGCGCCGCGCCAGGATTGAAGGCGCTCACGTCGCGCGCTTGCAGCCAGGCGCCCACGGCCGCGAACCCGCCGGTTTTGTACCATTCCCACATACGCGCGGCGGCGTCGGCGGCCATACGCGGGGCATGGGACCAAATGCACATCCAACGACGGTCCTGAGAATCTAGGCTAATCGGCACGGGGTCATTGGAAAATGCCAACACAAAAACCCTGTTCGCCATTTGGTAGGGGTGCAGGCCCTTGCGGTTCACTGTCAACATTTCAGGCGGCGCGGCGATGATGGGCTTTAATTTGTTGGCCAGCGCGCGGCGCTCTTTTGCGTCGGGTTCTTTCAACTCATTCAAGATCAAGATTTCGGATTCGAGGGCGTAGCCAAATTGGCTGCTCATTGTGTCGTTGTCCAGCAGGCCACGGTTTTTAAGGTGCGGGCCGCATACGGCCCAAATGAACGGCGCCCACATGGTATCTTTACCGGACCCTTGGTCGCCGCCATGCAACACGGCGTGATTGATTTTGATGTTGGGGTGCTGTAACTTAAAGGCCATCACGTTCAAGATGTGATCTAGTTCGCGCTGATCAGGCACAAGCGTTTTGCAGTGGTCCATCCATGGGGCGACGCTACCGGCGGCCACTGGCGGCCTGGCATCACGCCAGCGGTTGCCATACAGATCACCATCACGGGCCACAATGACCGATTCGCCAGCGGCGTACGTTATGCCGACAAGGGCCTTCGCGCCGTATTTTTGGCGGTTCTCGTCAAAGCACACTGAGGCTTCAACCTTAGGGTTTTTACCATGTATTGACTTGCAAGGGATGTGACGAAACAAAGCGTTAAAGGTCTGGCGCGAGATTTCGCGGCGGTCTTGCATGTCGAAATAAGATTCGTCGTCTTGAATGTACGCGAAGCGCTCATACCATTGCGACTTCTCAACGCGGCCAAGTTCTTTTCGCTCAACCTCGGCGATCACGGCGGCGGCGTCATCTGTGAACATGTCGGACGGTGTCAGCTTGGAAAGCGCCGCATCCATGGCCAAGGCAAGTAACTCATCCCGAAGACCTGGGGCATGCTTGGGGCCGCCATTGTCAGCGACCCATTTTAGAAATGCATTAGAGTCAAATTCGATGCAGTGGCTATGCAGGCAACGGTAGGCGCGGTTCGCTGGCATGTAGCGGCCTTCAGGGTTGCCATCGGTATGCTCGGCGTTGTTGGGGCAGATCACGCCAGCCCAGCCTTCATTGTTGGGGCGTGACAGTAGCGCGCCATGGCCACTAAGCCACGCCATGACATCATCGGCGCCGTCATCTGACAATCGGATCGGACGCACACCGACCGACTCGGCAGGGGCCGGCGTCACGTTCAAAGCGGCGCAGATTTGGTCTAGGGTGAAATCACGTTCAGGGTTAAACGCCACCAGCTTGGCCGCAAAGTTATCACGGCCGGGCTTCAGATTGATCGAGCCGGGCAGGCGAAAGTTGCGCACGGCGTTGACTGCGCCCTTGTCGGTATAGCCTGCATCGGCGATTGCTTTGATGGCGGCGGCAAAATCTGCTTTGGTGGGCTGCTCGACAAAAGCATAACCCCATTGAAAAGAACCAGGCGACGTTTCTATTTTCCAAGTCGGGTCTAGGGTCGGAATGTTAGGGGCCTTCTCAGGGTCGCCCACGTCATCCAACACCATCACAAGCACATACTCGCAATGCGCCACGCTGGCGCTTGGATAGCCGTCTTTAAAGCGGTCGACAATAAAGCTGGCAGTGTTGCCATAGATTGCCCATTCGGGTTTGATCTTGGCGGTCGGCAACATAGCCGGCCATGTGCATTTGATCGCGCCGTCTGGGAAGAATTGCATCTGCCCATCTTTCAGTTGGGGCTTCTGACGCACGATCAGCGCAGTCTCACCTTCGGGAGCCAAAGACGTTAAAAATTCAAGAAAGTTCATAGGTTGCCTTCATTTTGTTGTGTTTAACTCGATCTGCGCCGTTTTCCACCACGGTTCCATAAACCAAGTTGGACAGCGTGTTGTTTGTTCTGTCGCCATCAAGGTGACGTATCTCACCGCGATCTTCTGTAATTGGGCGTTCACCGACAAACGCCTGCAATACAAGCGCGTGTACATACGTTGTTTTTGTGATGCCGCCTCTTGCCAGTTTTACGCTCAAATAATCATTTGTTACAAACTGCTTTAAATCACGACCGGCATAGGTTGCCCCTTTGTGTCGGCCATACGGCACATAACGAGGCAACGAACGCACGTTTCCGTGATCGCTAACTTCGTAATACGTTTCAAAATTTGGCACTGCGCGCCATTGTTCTGTCATGTCAGCCCTTTCCGTAGCGGGTCATAGTTTCAACTTCAGCGTTCAAGGGCAAGCCATCGGCCCATGCTGGCGCTGTACACATCACACGTTTTAGATTTTCAGCGGCGTCTGCGCGGTTTGTCTCTAATACGATTTCATCATGCACATGCAGCACAACGTCATCGAGTTGGCGCAGGGCGTGGCGAAGCAGATCGTTGGCCACGGCCTGGGTTACATTTTCACATGCCAAGCCTTTCCACAGACGGGCGCGTGGCCATTCTTTTGCGTCTTGCGCAGGCTTCCATGCCGCTTTGGCATAACTGACACCCTCAGGTTCTAATTTTGCATAGGGGTAGCACAAAATCCGGCCAGAGGGTAGGGCATACCATAGGTGCTGGCCATCATATAAATATGTTATACGGCCGGCCTTAAACTCACGCCCTTTGTTGCGCATGGCGCGGGTATAAGATTCTTCTAGCGCCGACCAATAAGGAACGCTCCAAGCATTAGCGCGGCGCCAGCTATCCACCATGCGTTTAGCCACATGTTCTGGAAGGCTAATTCCATAAGCGCGGCCCATGGCAGCAAAAGCGCCGACGCCACCAGCAAAGCCACAGGCAAGTTCCTGAACTTTTCCAATTTGGCGTTGGTCTTTGGTGACGTCGGCCACTCGGACGCCGAAGGTGGCGGCTGCATTGACTTTATAAACGTCTTCCCCAGTGCGGAATAGTTCCAGCTTGTCTTGACCTCGGCCGGAGAGCCAGGGGTTGACTCTGGCTTCGATGGCTGCCCAATCGGCGACGACAAGGTGTTTGCCGGCGGCGGGAATGATTGCAGGCCGGAGCATTCCTTTAAGAACATCGGTAACGCGCTTTCCATACCTTGGCACGATTGCATGGCCTCGCACCATTGCGTGACGGACATCGTCGGGTTCATCTGCGCATTTTCGGGTGAAGTTGTGAACCTGGGCGCCATAGGACGATGCGCGTCCTGTTGCTGAACCGCCTGCAAATACAAACGCTCCTCGGACTCGCTCATCTTCGACATCTGCCAAAGCGGCAAGTCGACTGAATTTTGCAACCGACGACGCCCAAAGGTCGTCTGCGCATTGAATGACTTCTTGGACATCGGCTGGGACTTCATCGGGGTTCTCCATTAAAAGTAAATTGGCTCGGACTGTTTTGTCAATCGAATACTTGCCGTCTTTCTCCATCAGCTTCTTGGCCTCTGGCCCAACACGCTCAAGTACCCACTCACGCATACGCGGCGACCGGACAGACGCGATGGCGCCGCCCGTGACTTCTTGCACGATTTGCTCAATCTCAGTTAGTTCTTCTGAGGCAAACTTAACGGCCGCTTGGCACAGCGGCACGTCAACCAACACGCCGCGATCGTTGATGCGTTCGTTGACGTGGTAGTCCAATAATTCTTCGTCAGACAGATCGCGCATGGCCTTGCTGATCGCCCGCATGGCGCGCACGTCTTGCTCACAATACTGGATCATCTCAGCCATAAGTTCTGGCGAGTCTTTGAACGGCGGCACACACATCAAGCGGATCAGTTGCGCGCCTCGGTGATCTTTTTTCATAGACGCGCCAGCAAAGCGGCCAACGTCTTCCAGACTGCCAGGCGCGCAGTTGGCGCGGGCTTGTGTTGCAGTGCAATAAAACTGATCCAACTTAAAATCTATTTGTAAAACATACCAAAAGATCAAGCGCTCAAACGCGGAGTTATGCGCCCTGATCTGGCCGGTGTAATTAAGCACACGCGCAGGGAAAGGCTGGCTGGGCAGCCACGTCACCACGTCTTCGTCGTCAAACGCATAGGACATGCACAGTACATCGGTGCTGGCATCTTGCGCGTAGTTGTACACGCCTTTAGCGCGTAGGTCGCATTCACTACGGGTTTCAAAATCTAACCAAAGCATTGGCATCTCCTTTCCAATGGGCGCTCATAACGCCCATCAGAAAGGTTACGCTGCGCGGCGACGACGTGCTGGTGCAGCAGGGGCTTCAGCCTCTACTTCAGCGGCAGGCGCTTCGCCATCCATGCTCACCCACTCGACAAGTTCAAACACTGGCGTGTAAATCTTGCCGTAGGATTTGTGAGCGTAGTGGTCTTTCTTCAGACGCACGACAGGCACTGGCTTGGTTTGGTCTTTCTCAACTTGCTCGGCCAGCGCAACAGCCAAGGTTTGAACCGCACGTTTGCCGCCCACTGACGTGGTGGTAAAGCGCGCTTCCATGCCCTTGTCTTCGCCGGAAATGCACTTAAGTGACATACCGACTTGAGTTTCCCAACCCTTCTTGGCAGAAGGCGGCGCTTCATCTAACTCAGGCAGCGGATTGCTGACGCTGGTCATCTTCTCGCCCAGCACTTCACCGTCGCCCCAGGCAATAAAGCCATGCACAAAAGAGAAAGGATTAACAGCCCAGATAGCGTCGTCTTCGACTTCGGTTTGATCTGCACCAAAGACCCAGTGGCCGGTCTTGTCCATCTTGAGAATGACAACACCAGCAGGGCCGACTTCGGCTTGGATCGAACGCAAAGCGCTAGACAAAGTTGAAACAGCGGGAAGATTAGCTTGAGAGAAGGTTACTAGATTTGACATGATTGTCCTTATTGAAGTTTAGAAAGGGCCGCAGATAACTGCTTCCCGAGGAGCATCACTTCGGGGCGCGGGTCATCCGCGCTTGCCAAAGTGTTACCTGAAGAAATGGCGACAACTAAGTCTTCGGGTAGGCCGATCTTGCGCTTTTTGAGCGCCTTTTCGGCCTTGGCCGGAGAGACAACAGAAGTCTCCACCACTTCAGATTCTGTGAGGCCGAATGCGAAAAGGGCAATCTTTGCCTTCTCCTCATCCGACCATGAACGAATGGCGCGCTTGGCCACCAGTTTGTATTCAGGCAACTTGGCGCCAGACTCAAGCATTTGCAACGCAAGGGCGCGCAAGTCTTTAATCCATTCCTCAAGCATGTCAGCGGTCTTAAGATAATCGCTAATCTGCGGCGCAGGCAACGCTTCAATCTGCACCTTTAAGGCACGGTCAGCAGCGCCGGTCATCTTAGGGCACACGGGCTTGGCCGCGCACCAACGGCAGTGATCGCCCACGGCCAACTTGGCGTCAGGTTGTTCTGCTTGCTTTACTGCGCTGACTAACTCTTTTTCAAACTGGGCGATGCGCTTAGGCGTTGTCACCCAGCGACGCACTTCAGGCGGCTGAACAATAACGCATTCAATTTCAGTCACGCCATCAAACGCCCATTGTGCCTCTGGGGTGCGCATAGCGGCCGCCGCGTAGAACATCAACTGTGGGTTTTCTTCCACCTCGACCATGACACCGTCACCGAATTTCCAATCCAAAACGACGGCGCGGTTACCAAGGCGGCCAATGAGATCAGTAGACCCAAACACGCCAGGCAACAGATCACCAAAGCCAACTCTAGTCTCTGCTTCAATTTCCATTTTTTGTTCGGGGTCGATTGCATCTAGCGCCTCCAAAGCTGGTTTGATTTTATTGTCAATCAATTCTTGCGTCAGAATTTGGTCTTCGTAACGTGTGCCAAGGTAATGCTCAGGGGCTTCGTCGCCCATGATCAATTCAGCAATGACGTTGTGTAGAAGTGTGCCTTCGTCAGCGTATTTGTTAGAAGGTTTGGGTGGCATCTTTTGCACCATGGCCACACTGCCTGGGCAGTTTATAACGCGCTTTGCTGTAGAGCCGCCGACAATATTTGAATGTTGCACTGTACTGTCCTTTAGTTAATGAGATTCAAATATAGCACAGAAAATAATGTTGTGCAAATCTTTTTTACATGTATACTTTACAACATGAGAGAAAAAGAAATTGAAGTTTATTTTGATTGGGCGGTGCAGCGCATCGGTGGCCGGACTTGGAAGTTTACTTCGCCCGGACGCAAAGGTGTAGCAGATCGCATTGCGTGTTTACCCGATGGCCAGACATGGTTTGTAGAACTTAAAACCAAAAACGGGCGCATGTCTGAATTGCAAAAATTATTTCAGTCAGAGATGGCGTTGTTGCGTCAAAACTACGCATGTTTGTGGACTAAGGAACAAGTTGATGGTTTCATTACGACCGTATCAAGAGACAGCCGCTGACTTTCTCTTTGAGCATGACCGCGCCATGATCTTGGCGCCGGTGGGCGCGGGTAAGACCGCCATCACATTAACGGCCATGTGGGAGATGCTGCGCGACGGCCACGTCAAGCGCTGGCTGGTGCTAGCGCCTAAGCGCGTCTGCACCGACGTGTGGCCTGTTGAGCGCCCCAAGTGGGCTGACCGTATCAGCATGGCTCTGTGCGTTGGCACACCTAAGCAGCGCCTAGACGCCCTCAAAAGCAACGCCCATGTAGTTGTGACCAATTACGACAATTTGCAGTGGCTGGCCGAGCAAAGCCTGAACTTTGATGGCGTGGTGTTTGATGAACTGACACGGCTCAAGAACCCGTCAGGCACACGTTTTAAAGCGTTTCTCAAGGTCGTTGACCCCATGACAACGCGCTGGGGCTTGACAGGCTCATTCACCAGCAACGGCTTGGAAGATGTTTTTGGCCAGTGCAAGATCGTTGACCAAAGCCTGCTTGGCCGGTCTAAGGGCGCGTTCATGCAGCAATACTTTGTGCTGATCAATAAAGAGTTTGGCGAATGGGCGCCCAGAGTGGGTTCGCTTGAGAAGGTTATGAACGTGATCAAGCCTGCCACATTTGTCTTGGAGGCAGGCGAGTATAAGGACAAGCTGCCGCCTTTGCATACTGTCGAAGTTAAGTGCGACATGGATTTGACGCCTTACCAGACACTCAAAAAAGACTTTGTGCTGGACGGCATCACGGCCATCAACGCGGCGGTTGTCACTGGCAAGCTACAACAACTGGCGTCAGGTTTTGTTTACGACACGACAACAACGCCGTCTGACTCGCCTGGCAAGTTTATTGTGACGCAAAAGCCAATCTGGTACAGCATGCACAAGTTTGAAAGGTTAGAGGAAATCATTCAAGAGAACCAACATGCCAACACCATCATTGCTTACACCTACCAAGAAGAACTTGCCGAACTCAAGCGGCGCTTTAACGTCACAACCCTTGACGACGACAGAGCCATCGAGCGATGGAATGATGGAAAGGTCAGGCTACTGGCCGTCCATCCAAAGTCAGCCGGCCACGGGCTTAACCTTCAGCACGGCGGCTGTCACATGGTGTTTCTGTCACTGCCGTGGAGTCTGGAATTGTACGAACAGACCATTGGCCGTTTGCACCGCAGCGGGCAAAAATACCCTGTGTGGTGCTACATCTTAATGACCAACAAAACGGTGGACGAAAAAATCTGGGCGGCGCTTCACGACAAGCGCGCCATATCTGATATTGCAATGGAGGAATTAAAGTGAAACGATTTGATTTATGGAAGGCCAAACTCAAAATGGCCAAAGCAGAACTGCGCATCAGAGGCCGTGAGGCCAACGCCGCCGCCCGCGCTGTCATTCGCGTACAAACAACAATAACGCAATTGGAGAAGAAAATTGACAACTACCTGGCGAAGCCTTAACAACGAATTAAGCCGTCTGAGCGAAGAAGAAGTCCTTAGATTGCTCAATGAAGAACGTGTTGGCGCCAAGCGCGCTACCATGCTTCAGCGCCTTCACCAGCGCTACAACACCCTGCGCGTAGCGCGGGAGAGACTAGAACTACTAAAAGGAGCAACACAGTGTTAGAAAAACCACCTTATTCAAAGATCAGTTATCCCTCTGTGCCAAACAAAGATTTTAAATGGGAGTCTGGCTCAGACGTCCAAGCCATTTGGCGCAAGCATGGTTGGACACCGCCGTCTGAGAAAATGTCGCCGCCACCACCTGAGAAGTATCAAGAGCCGCTAAGGAGAGTCAGGTAAATGCCCCGCCCCAAACCACCTGAACCCCTTATAGGAAGACAAGTCCGAATGTCTGACAGACATTGGATGATCTTGCAAGAACTCGGCGGCGCTGAATGGTTGCGCAAACAACTGGACAAGAACGCCAAGATGCCGGCCAAGTATTACCGCCTTGAACTAGACGCGCCGTCTAAGAAGGAAACCAATGACTAAGGAAAACACATGAGTTATATCGTGGCATCGCTGCCGCCAGTTAAATGCTTTGTAAAGCGCGAGTTTTTATACAATGACCACAAGGGCCACGGCGAGTTGGAGCCGGCCATCTGGGTCAGCCTCAAAGCCTTGCGTGGTCAGGTGTTCCGCATTGAATCGCTGTTGCCGGCCTACGGCGCGCTGTACGACAAGCTGCCGATCCACGCCTACGTCTGGCATGCAGACGCCGGTAACTTGCCTGTTGACACTTTGCAACTGTGGGACTGCATGGGCTACCGATTTACCATCCTTGAAAAGATTGGCCTACGCAATCTAGGCGTTAAGTTCTTGGGCAAAGACCGTGAGTGGCACTTTGGGCGCTATCTGTTCACGGTGGACTTCTGCGCTGACGGCATGGACTTGGACACGGGTTTTACTGAGCAGGCCGAGGAACACAAGTCTTTTAATTGGATTGCGCTGGACAACGGCCAGTTTGCCTGCCAACCCAACAACCGATGCCTGTGGTACGACCAAAGCCTAATCCCTGCTGAGACAAAGTTCCCTGACTTCCAAGCAGCGCAAAGATTGTGGACGGTTGACGGCACACGCAAGTGGTCAGCCGGCGATGATTGGTTCTACGATATTAAGGCGAGAAATGACTAACAGACCAGACTTTCAGACATGGAGCCAGGCTAACTTGGCCAAGTTTGCCGAGGAAGCCTACGCCAAGTTGTGTGATCAAGACGACCGCATCCAGCACTTGCAATGCGATTTTAAGACGGCCATTGAGGCTTACCGGACGTTAAGTAAGGAACACGGCGCGCTCGTCGATGCGCCGGTTCTGAAGACCCCGTAAGACTTTGCCGCCAGCCATGCAGTATTTTAGAAGTTCTTCGGCAGCCCCCGCCATGTCGCCCCGAAGAACTTTTTGGCGCATGGTTGATCTTTGGAGAGTGCCAAGGCCTACATTAAAAGAAAATGATACGAGCGCGTCAAACTGTCCTTGAGTAAGAGGCACAGGACAATAAGTAGCCACGCCTTTCTCAAACCGAGCAAGATCGGCCCTAAGAATTGCATTTACTTCGTCTTTTGAAAACGGGCGGTTATCTTCTGGATGAAGCGCGTAACCGCCTCTTTGATCAATTGGCATTTTGCCTTGATTTGGGTAAAGAACATGGCCTACTCCTATTGTCCACAGCTTTGCTGGGCACTGGTATGGTTTAAATCGAACACCTTCATGGTGTTTAATCATTTCAATGGTTTTGGGGCTGACGTTCATTTGCCAAAGGCTCTGCCGCCAAAGTGAAACGCGATGATGCTGGCAAATAGCGCCTGGGTGTCAGAGTCCCAAAGCATTTCGGCCAACTCCACAAATGTAGCACCACTGTGCCAACCGTAGGCAAACAGGCCGACGTCTACAAACAACAGCAAAAAGAAGAAACCGTAGGTAATGACAGGGCGAACGCTGGCGCGTAAGTTTTTCATCCACTGGCTTGTACCTTCGTTCAGGCTTGTGTCGTGGGCGTAGATGGCCTGCATTTCGGCCTGCTGCGCGCCAATTAGGATTTGCTGGGTGTTGGCTGCGCTTTCGGTTGCCAATTGGTCTGACCGGATATTCTCGATGCGCTCTTGCGCTTCAAAGCCAGCCTTGCGCAGTTCTAACTCACGCTCAATCTGCATTTGCGCCAGCGCCAATTCATGGATTTTGTCAGCGCGGTCTTGGAAAAAGTCCAGCAATTTGGGCAGGCCGCCCATTAGGAAAGAAATCAGGGTTGAAAGTAAAGTCAGCATTTTTTGTCCTTAGAGTCATCGTTCTGCATGAGTTTGATACCAGACAGGAACCCAATCATGCCGCCGATAAGAGTAGAAAAAGCGGGTGAAATCATTTTGAAAATCTCGGCGTTGTCCACTTCCTTTGCCCACAAACCTAACATAAAGCTGATTACCATGGCCAATACGGAGATACATAGGGTGCTGCTTACCATGAGCGTAACCCACAGCGTCAGCTTTTCCTTTGCCTCCATCGGCGGTTTGGGTGTCGGTTTTTTGGTCATACAAGTTTGTCAATCTCGCGTTTAAGGTTTGCAATATCAATGTTTATTGTGATCTGCCGCATTCTGTATTTGTAAATTTCATACTCATATTGATGGAACTTTTTAACTTGGCTGTCTACTTGCACTTGAACCGCCCGTTCAGCGTCTAGCTTCTCTACCCGCTTGGCAAAAACTTCTGCCTGCAAATTGACTTGCGGCAGCACCACTGGATACCATTTGTCGAAACTGATCTTCACTTCTTTTCCCGATCAACTGCATCTTTGTATCCACGAAGTATTAGCCCTCTAGTTTCTGCTGAATCTGCCGTACCCGCCCATAAAGGCAGGTTGTTCCAAATTACCACGTAGTCTTCGGATTTGCAATACTGCGCATTGTTCTTTAGCCACAGCACCATTTGCAAATGCCGATCTGCGGGGTTGTGGATAGTGTGACCTATTCCATAGAACTCGCGCACATGACAACCATTCTTGGCTACGGCTCCAACCAGCCCTAACAACAGTAACAGAATAAGCCAACGCATTTACCACGCCCAACTCCATGCGATCATGTAAAGGCTAAAGACGACAAAGACCACCAAAAAGGCCGCCGCAATAAATGCTTCGGCCCAATCTTTCATTTGTCGACCTTGTTGTCTAGCTTGTCAAAAATTTTGCCAAGCATTTCTTTGACTTCACGCATGTCAGCGCGGTAGTCATCCCGCGTGACGTAGTTCAATGGCATCGCCCGCACATCGGTGTCAAGGCGCTCAATCGAACGGTAGATGTTGTTTAACACCCAACCACCCAAAAAACCCGCCAGACTTACAGCAATGTTAAATAAGACTTGAGAATCCATTATTGGGCCAATGCGTTTTGGTTTTCAGGTTCTGCGCGGCGTGACATCTCCGCGCCGAGCGCCCGTGTGCCGGCCAATCCTGTAGCAGTACCGACGCCAGGCGTGGCCGCACGGCGCGTTGCTTGCAACTTAATAGCAGCCTCAATTTGATCAGCGGCTATGGCAGGGTTGGTTAGTTCACGCGCAATTTCTAACGCAATCTTATCGTCCATGCGTAATGCTAGGCGCTTAACGACATTGTTAAACACCGTAATTGGTACTGACAAAAAGTTTGGTAAAGGCAAGCCAGCTTCTCTACCAGTTTTTGTGGCCAAACTTTTAATGTCAGTGCCTGCGTCTGCGCCAGCTTTTACCAAGCGCTGATATTCACCTTCACGCAACAAATCTTGCCGCACGGCGTTTACATGGCTTAATTGTTCGGGCGTAAAACTTCTGGTCAACTCACCAATTCTTTTTTCTACCGCAAGCGCGTTAGTGCCTGCTGGTAAGGCTGGCGCCAACCTATTACCGCTAGTTTTTGCAAGTTCGTCAATTTTTGCTAACCGAATAGCGTCTTTTGCAACAACACCAACGCGTTGGCTAATGTTCATGCCCGCGTCATCAAGAATCTTAAGCGGCTCTGCGTACTTTTTCATAAACGTAGCATGCGCTTCAGGTGTTACAAAACCAGTAGCGTCCGTTACTTCACGGCGGTACAAGTCTTCAATGCCGGTCCTTGCAATTTTCATTGCGTCTGGGTTTTTGTCAAACAAACGCAAGAAGTCTTTAGCTTCGCTTTCACCTTTGGGCTGAAAGTATCTGCTAACAACATCTTCTGGCTTGATTTTGGTTTCTTGCAAATTTGTTTGCTTAAACAAGTTTGCATTGATGCCTTCTTTAAAGCGAGGCGCGTATTGTGTGCGGTAAGTATCCAACGCGCCTTTGTACAGCGTTTTGGCTTCATCAGGTAAAGCAGTGCTTGACTTAACGGCGTCGTCAATTGCAGCATGTAACTGCTTTAGATTGCGCAGGGTCGTGGCCGCCATGGGCGCGTTGCTTGATGAAGCTGCCGCAATATCTGCATTGATGGCTTTGCGAACATCATCAAGCTGCAACAGCGTTGCTTCTGGCGTTGCTGGCGGGGGTGTAGGTTCTTTTGCAATTCTAAAACCTGCTTTACCAACAGTTATTGCTTCCGCTTCAGGCACAGGAGGTACAAACCCGCGCAATTTGCGTACAGTATCCGGCGCAGTTTCAGTGGCAAAACTTGACAGTTTACGATCAAGAATACGTTCTGCTTCGTTGACAACTTTTGATACATCGATCTTTGCGTCGCCAGCGGCTTCAAACGCGGCGTCATAGGCAGGCTGCACTACCTTGGTTTTAATTGTTTTTTGTTCGGCCTTGGCCGCGTCAATCAACGTGCCACCAATTTCGCCGGGCGTTACATTAACTAGGCCGCGATCAATTTTTGCTTGAAGACGTTGTTTAGATGCGTCAAATTTAGCCGTTGCGCGTACTTCTTGATTTTGACGGGCAACAATGTTTTGCGCTTCTTTAGTTGCGTAAATATCTGCCGCGCCTGGCACTTGACGGGCGCGTGCTTGCAATACCGACAGTCCTACGCTACCAACAGGGGCGGCGACTTCGCCGGCTGTTGGGGATGTGCCTGGAACGATTTGTGTACGGCCACGCAAAGCATTAACAATTTCTTCACCCTTATCGCCAACAGCTTTAATGTATTGGTCAAGTTTGATGTTTTTAAGTTTGTTTGCGTATTCAGCGCCTTTGGCAATAACAGGGCTTACAACCCCGCGCCCAAAGGCTTCCATTGTCGCGCCTTCAAGCACATTTTGCGCTTGCCGTGTAGCGGCTTGTGGAAGTGTCTCTTTACCACTTTCGCCAGCCGCAAAACGTAACAATTCTTTAGCGCCAGCATAACCAGCGCCTGCACCAACTACTGTGCCAAGCGGTCCTGCGCCAGTTCCTACTATTGCACCGCCAGCGCTGCCTAACGCCTCAACAGCAGGCGCAATAAACTCTACTTGTTCTTTACGCGGCTTGGCCGCAAGCGCGGCGCCCATCTCAAACGGCGCAGACAGCATGTCAAACATGCCTGCTTTGCCGCGTGGTGCAGCAGGGGCGGCGGCAGGAGAGCCGCCAAAAGTTTGCGCGGCAAAAGATTCTATTTGCGCCGGCGTTGCGTCGTCCGGTCCTTCAAAAACATGGACTACGCCATCTGGGCCTTGAACACGGTATTTGGTAGCCATTATCCACCTTCTTTTCCGAGATATTTAAACCCACCAGTACCGCCACCAGAATCTTTTTTACCGCGTGGAGCGGGTAAATCGCGGAACTGAGGGAAGCGCTCAAAGTCTTCAGACCGCGTCTTTTCGTATGTGTCTCGAACGCGGGCAATAGCGCCACGCGCTTGTTGTTCAACCAAATCAATCTGTTCAAGCAAAGGCCCTTTACCTTTGACTTCATCAAGCGCTGCAATTTGATCAGACAAGATTTTCCATTCTTGATTGGCAATAGATCCAATTGCACCTGACATGGCCGCAGTCGCCTTGCCTAACGCAGTTACTTTACCGCGTAAGTTAGCAAGGCGTGTCTCAGCTTGGGCCGCTTTGCCTTCAGAGAATGACGGCAGATACTTACCCGTAAAGCCTGTAGCGGCTGACAAGCCAGGCGCGGTTTTGACGCTCTCAATTGAGTCAAGCAAGTCATCCATTTGCGACAAAGCAGTTGATGCGGCTTTGTAATCTTTGCCAACATCGGTACGCAATTTAATTGTTTGCCCTTCTGTCAAAGGTTTTAAGTTAGCTGCGCTAGATGCGGGTTGCATTCCTTGACTAATTGCCTGTTCACGCGATACATACATTGGTTTGCCATCTAGTCCAATAACCGCAACCGGCGCAGAAGGCTGTGCTGGCGGCCGGCTCTGCTGCGCAATTTGAATTTTTTGCGCTTGCACGTTGGCAGGCAATGGAACGTCGGAAAAGTTGCCGAGCGTTGTAGGCGTACCGCCAAACGCAGGTGTTGATATTACATCAGTCTGTCCAGACCGGTTAACTTGTGAAATTGCCGGCTTCAACTCGCTTGCGCTTGCGCCTTGGCTAGCCATAAACGCTTTACGTTCACCAACAGGCATAGCCAAAATTCGGTCAGCCCCCGCAGCCATTTGCTTTTTTTCAGCTTCAGTAAACAGCGGGTTAGCCATCAAGTCTTCTTTGTACGCCGTAATGTTGGCGTCCGATGGGTTTTGACTTGTGTCGCGTTGTGCTTGTGCAACAAAATCTTTTCTTGATTTTTGAATTTCAAACTGCGCTTTCTTTTGCGTCAAAGCTGCTGTATCTTGTTCGGTTAAAGCCTTGGCATACGTTGCGCCAGTTTTGCCATATCGCAACAAATTTGTTCGCGTGTCCGGCGAACTAAGGTCTGCCGCAGGCATTTCCCTGCCGCCACTTAGGTAGTTACGCAAGCCTTCTTCTTCAGTACGAGCGCGCTCATACTCTTGCATTTTTAGCGCGTTAAGTTTGTTTTCTTGGTCAAGTTGCCTGAACTTCATAGCGCCCGTTAGCGCGTTCATTGGCGAAAGCTGCGCAAAATCAATTTGTGTCGGCCTTAGGCCAGAAATAATGCTAGGGTCGATTGGCATGGCTTAGTCCTTATGTTGTTCTTGTAAGGTATCTGTTCATCAACTGATTGGTGTTGTATGCTCCATACAAACTTATGCCTTGGTTAATAGCATTGCTAAACGCGTTTGCCGAACCAATTTGTCCTGCGGCCGTAGCATTTCCTGCGCCAGTAATTGAATTTATTTGGTTAGCTGTGTTTGTGGCATAAGCGCTTTGACGGTTGGCATTGGACGTGCCGTATATGTTTGAAAGATTAGCCCCGTAATTGCCATAAGCAGCAGTGTTACCAGCGCCAGTTCGCGCGGCTATATCGCCGGTCATTGCGCCATAGTTACCATACGCAGCGCTCTCGCCAGCACCAGCGTTTTGAATGGCTTGTGATCCACTAGATGCAAAATTACCCGCAGCGTTTGCTTGCATAGCCGCTGAAGCCTGGCCGCTAGCTGTCAAAGACAACAGCGGCGCAAGTTGGTTTTGACGCGCGGCGGTAAACCGATTAAAAGCATTGCCGTACTCTTGGGCTTGAAATGCTTTGCCAGCTTGAAAACGGTTAAAAGCATTGTTATATTCTTGCGAACCCATGCTTTGCCCGTACTCAGCCGCCGCTTTAAGTGCAGCGCCGGACTGCAATCCACCCCTAGCCGCAGTTGAGCGCTCAATAGCTTTTTGACCTTCGGCCAAACGAAATGCGTAGCCGGGGTCTTCTTTCATTTCTTGAGCATTAAACTCTTGAAACAAAGTGTTGGGATCAAACCCTTCTACCTTAAACGCTGTTGTTGCAGAACCATAGCCAGGCGCGTCTTTATTGCCGCTTAAGCCTAGTAAATCCATTAAACGAGCTTGGCCTTTTTCACCGGCTTCTTTAAATGAACGCAAATTTTCAACTTGTTTATTAAACAATTCACGTTGCAAGCCAAGCGATTGATCAAGCGCTGCTCTTTGTGCGTTAAGTTGCTTGTCAAGTGCTGCGGCAGCGGCAGCATTACCAGCTTCTGCGGCTGTTTTTTGAGCCGCAAGCGTTTGAGTTAACGCATCTTTTTGAGCCGCAATTTGCAAAGTGACATTTTCTTTGTCAGCGGCAATTTGTAATTGAAGTCCTTCAAGACTTGTTGTGCCTGCATCTCTAGCAGCCGCAGCTTGAGTGTCCGCAGCATTTCCCGCAGCATTTGATGAAATTACCGCACTGGCAACGATTGCCGTGCCTGCTATCCATGCGCTCATAATATTTCTCCTTGCATTACAAAGCCAAAATTAACTCTCATTGATGCTCGATAGTCAACCAATAATTCATCGCCTGCGTTGATTTTACGCGAAGCAACGGCAAATATGTTATCCCCAACCAGTTCTGGTTGAATGTTGCTGTTTTGGGAATGATTGATGTATCTTCCACCGGGAGTGCGCTTTCCGTCAAGTCTACCCGGACAAACAGTTTCACCAACTTCAAAGTCTTTTGTCGCAAAAAGTCCAAGACCGTGAATGTTTGATGGCTTGAGTTCTACAGAAAACCCTTCAGGCATATTGATTAGGTCTGATTCAATTTGCGCTATTTTAGCTACGTCGGCGTCTGCTATGCCCAACTGGTGCAAAAATAAACCGTAGTCAATCCGTGCTTTTTGAGCATCTGTTCGGCTATCGGCCAGCCCGCACTCAGGGACAACGTACAGTCGGTCTTCAAGAACTGCAAGGTCTGTGCAGTTGTCAGGATTGTCGTAAACATCAATCCAAACTACTTCTTCATCAAACACTCGGCCAGCGCGTTGCATCCCTGCTTTAGATTCAAACTCACATGGCGCGGTAAGAACTTTAACGCCGTCGTCCGTGTTTACCGCAATTGTGCCTTTTTCTAGCCGCACACGATAGGAAGTCTTGTGTTCTGCGCCCGTCAGCACAGTCCATGCGGGGATCGTAACCGCGCGTTCGTACGCGCCGGGAAGGAACGTGTGCGTTGTAACAATGTCAGCCTGTGGCATTTTTAACAGTTCGTCCTGAAGCGCTTTGACTTTTTTGGCCGTTGTTAACCCGAAGCCCTTGCCGTAAGTTACCGAAGTTGGGTAATATTTAATCATGATGCCATGATTACCCAGTTTGTGCCGTCTGAGACAAGGGTCGCCCATGCGCCTGCGCTGGCAGCAAGAATTGTTGTGCCCGGCGTGGCGCTGCCAATAGGCGCAACATTGCTAGACGCTGATACCAACGCCTGCGCTTGCAAGTTTTTAAACCCTACTGCGCGGCCACCCCACAACGACGCGGCGGGGAGTGTGACCGTACAAGTCGAACCTGACTTGTTGTTGATTACCCACCCTTCGTTGTCAGCAAGGCTAAAGTCGGCCGCTTTGGTGGCAATAGTTGTTGCCGCCATACCCGTGCCGCCATTGGCAACTGGTAGCACACCTTCAGCGCGTGTGGTTAAGTTAATGGCGCCGATAGTTTGGGTTCCAATGTCAATGTTTGACAACGCCCCGCCTAACGTCAAACTACCGCTTGTTGTTACATCGCCCGTCAAAGTTATACCGCTTACAGTGCCCGTTCCTTGAACACGGGTAACTGTACCAACGCCTAAATTAGCCCGCGCGCCCGCAACGGTATCCGCACCCGTACCACCATTTTCAATTTGCGTAATACCTAAAGTAGCGCCGCCGGATATGGTGTAAATGTTATTAAAAAAACGAAACCATTCTCGCGAAACTAAATTTGTATTTTCCTCAATCAAAGCTACCCGCGCAGAAGGTATTTTGGTGATGTTTGGCGTGGTGTTAGGCATTGGTTGCGCTCACATTAAGTTCAGCGCCCATGATTGCTATTTTTACTTGGTCTGTGCCAGACACTTCATAAACACGGTCACGCAACTTTAGCGTCATGCCTAATCGACGCCAGATTACACGCCGCCCCCATTGGCCTGTTAAACCCATAGACCGCCAGTGTTCATTGCTCCAAGTGTGGCCGCCGTCATCAGACCAACGCAGCATAACTTGAGGGTCAATTGCAGTCGCGGTAAAAAAACCACTTTGAATTAACAGCCTACCACCCACAGCGCTAACTGGAATTACAGCAAGCACAATTCGACCGCCGTCTTCTTGAACAAGGTTGTCACCGTTTTCGGTTAATAACACTTCGGTCAATGGAGTCGCTAAGTATTCCCAAACAAGAAAATCACCGCTTTCGGTAAGCAAATCATCGTTAGGATTTGAAGTATCTACAATAACCGGCGTTGTAGTAACGCTTGAATTAATAGCGCCTGTTTCTGCGTCAAGTTGAAGTGAATGTTGGGCAGTGCGTTTTAAATCGTTTGTGCCAACCGGCAACGCCCTCCATGACCGAAGCCACTTCTGCACCGCGCCAGCGTCTGAAAACACATCTAAATCAAATGCATAGATGTTTCCAAGTTCATGGTCGCCTACAACAATTTCATTACTAAACGACATTTGGCAATTTGACCGATGACGGGTAAACGAACCATTGATAAACGCAGCGCGTTCGTGCCAAAGCGAAGTAGCAACGTCAAACACCCAAGTAGCATTGGCTGAAGGAAAGATCAACACATAGAACGAATGGCCGTCTTGCTGGTATGTGTAAGCAATGGCATCCGAAAGGTTTTCGTATTGCTGGATTTGCCACTCTACAGCATGTGTAGATATTCGTTGGGCAGCGTAACCATTGGCACGGTAGACAATGCCTTGGCCGCGCGCGTCAGAACCTAGCCAGAAAAGGCCGTTGTCTAGTTTGGCAACCGAAAAGGCTGCAATACAGCCGACTTCGTTAAACGCACCTTGAACGGGCACTAACGGAAATGGAGATGAGCCAGCGTCGTACCAAACTTCAACTGAATTGGTTCCAAACAACCATATCTCGCGGTGATCAACAATAAGCGACACTAAGCCATCAGGAGAGCCTTCAGCGCTTGCAAAATCTAGCGGGTCAATTGATTGCCCGTTTAGTAGGGTTGTAATCCATATCCGTTGGCTATTTGGTTCATTAAACACAAAATAACCGTTGATGTAGCCTACCGTGACCGCGCCGGGAAAGTCTACGTCGGTAATTTGCGCAAACGACAGCGTTAAACTATTGTAAATAAAACTAGGGCCATTACAAGCAATGAATAATTGCGTTCCGTTGTCTGCCATGCTGACAGGGCCAGATGATCCTGAAACAGTACCAACCGCAGACGCATTCCAAATACTGTCAATTTTATATAGCACTTCACCAGATACAGCATAACCGTAGCCGCCAAACTGCCATAACCCGCGTATAGGGCCATCGCCCATGTTTGCCAAAAGGCGCAGTCCTGGCGCGCGGTTTAAGAACCCCGGCTCTTTACCGCCCTCGGGTATGGCTTCTGGAAAAAGGTTGACCATTCGCGCGTCGGCAGCGTTAACGCTACGCGCTACATAGGCCGACCCAAGAATAGGTGTCTTCATCAGTAGTTACCAGCGTAAATGTTAAAACGCTGGCGTGTTGCCACAATTGCATAAGGCAACGACATCACATCGTCTGGGTTATTGATGCGCTTAAGATTGCGTTTGCTAGTCATGGCAATGCGCTGCACTTGCGGGCTTGGCTCAACGCCATACTCAGGTGCAATTTCCATTGCCAAGTTGTAGGTAAATGCTCTCAAGTAGCCCGGTGGAAACAACATTTGCGTTGCCAACGTAGCGGGCTGATTTATTTTTTCAACCGAAATGAAGTGCCATTCCAAGTCCCGTGTGGGCTGGGGGTACACCGTCATTGTAAAATTGGGGTATGTGTTATTGACAAAAATAACTTGCGGGTATGTGGACGTTACGGTTTTAACCGCAATGCCATCATACTGTTGCTGATTGATAAACTTAATACCAAAAGACACGTTTGTGCCAGGGTCACGGTAATAAGTTGCATCATCTAGCAACACTGGGCGCAGGCCCACAAAGTTACCCGTTGGGCCAAGCGTTCGGGTGATTTGGCCCGCAGGCCAAGTAAACATTTGATCTTGTGTGGCAAACACCGACAGTCGCTCGGTATTCCATGAGTCGATCATCTGATCGAGCGCGGTCAGCGCGTCATTTGACATGTCTGCCGAAGGTGTTTCACCTTCAGCCAGTACACCTAGCAAGCGCAATGCTCGGTTAATTTGTTCGCCAGCGGTGTACGTTGCCATTCTCAGACTCCTTCGGTTGCACCCTCGACAACTTGAGTTCGACGGGTAGATTTGCGTTTTGTCCCCAATACGTTTACGGGGGCCGCATCTTCGGAGTCCGAAGGCGTGTCTACATTGTAGCGTGTCCAGCCATTTTTTTCATCTGCTTCGGCTTCAAGTTCCATTGTGGCAACTTTAGCGCCGTGAACTGGGTGGCTAAGATAAATGTTCATATTAAAAAAAAGGGGGTGATTAGCCCCCTTTTGGTTAGGATGCTACCAATGGAACAGAATACCACTGGGTAGTGGAAGATGCCACTAGCAACGAACTGGTAAGGTTTGTAATGCTATACGCACCGTTAGCCGCAACTGCATTGACTGCCCCGCCAGTGGCGGGATAAATATTTAACGCGCCAGCAGCAGTGTTTTTAACAATGATCACCATACCAGCTACCGCTGTAGGCAAAATCACGCCTTTAGTACCATCTGCCGCCGAAACGACATTGATACCTTCAGCTAGTGCAGCAGCATTGCCTTGATTAGTGCCAGCCGCTGCAACAGCAGCAACAGGAAGGCGAATAGCGCCGGTTGACGTGCCGGTTGAATTGCCGGTTACGGTTGTAGCGGTTATGGTCGTAGCGGTTACCGTTTGCAACGCTGACGCGCCGGTAACGGTTACGCTATCAAATTCAGGGTCGCTATATGCGACTCCTACAGCTTTTGTATTTGGCATGATGTTTCCTTTAAAAACAGGGGCCGAAGCCCCCATTTAGGTTTAAGCAATGCGGTACGCAGTCCAAGTGCCATCGCCGGTTTTACGGGCGCGGAACTGAGCAGACGTATTAACAGCAACCGCAGCAACACCAACAAGTGTCCAGCCAGTACCGGCAGCCAAAGTGACTGAATCAGAACCGGAAGCGTCGATATTGATGATGATGAAGTCAAAAGAAGCGTTGACTTTTGATGCAGCCGTAATGTCGGCTTCTACCAATGCCACGGTGGGCAAAGTCAGATTACCGGCAGCGCCGTTGAACACAAACAAGCCATTAGACAGTTCAGCGGCCGTCATTGTCGCGGCGGCGGCCACGGCAGTGGGCGCACCTTGAACCGACAGAACAGCTTCACCGATATTGCCGTCACCAAGCTGGTAGCCACCAGCGCCATTAGGGAGTGCCATGATATTTTCCTTTAAAAAGTGTTACGAAATGAAGCCCCCGAGGGGGCATTCAGATTAGCCCCAGATACGGCAGGCCATTTGTGGACGCATTGTGCTGAAGCCGTACAAAACGTCAATACGGCAAGGCATACGGTCGTTGTTGATGTCGTACTGGCGAACCACACGCAAGCTGATACCGTTGTGAACGGCACGGGCAGCCATGTCAACGCCTTGGGGCAACAACAAGTCAGCGGTCGCAAATGTGATCGCATCTTTGTGGTAAACCAAGTTCTGTGCGTACTGAGTAGAAGCAGCGCCCACAAAGGTTACGGTAGCGCCAGTTGCAGGCAACACGTCTACGGTAGCCAAAGCATGTGCAGCAGAATACATAGCCGCCACGGTCACAGTCCAAGTACCAGACGAAGCAGTAGCGTCAGCCAAAGCAACGAATTGGAACAGCGAACCAGTTGACTCACGGGTCTGTGGGTTAACCGCATTGCAAGCAGAGACTGTAAACACATCACCAGCTTTAATGGTGGTGGTTACAGAGCCTTGTTCCAACAGAATGGTTGATGAACCTTCGGAAGTAACGCCAGGTGTCTTAACCAATGTAGAAGCACTGGCGCTACGTGAGCCAGTTGTGTGCTGCTTAATTGATTGAGACATGTTGACTTCTTCAAAGCCCAACACGCCCATACCCATCATGCCGTTCTTGAATTGCTTGCTGACAGTGTCTGTTGGGTTAAACAGACCTTTCATGCCTTCAACCAAACCAGCGTTAGCAGCAGGGTTCACAGTAGCGTAACGTGGAGACATTACAGCCGCGTTTTCGTTTAGCTTCTGCTGGGCTTGCAACAAGACCAAAGAAGTTGAAGGAGTTGTGCCAGGAGTGCCAACAGTGTTACCAATGGTTTTGTACGCGTTGGCAACGTCAGCATCAATAGAAGATGCCAACTGGCTGATACGAGGCTTAAGCACACGTTCTGCAAAGTCGTCCAACTGCATTGTCAATTCAGCAGATGTGAAGTTGACACCAATGTGCTTTTGTGAAGCAACAGTCAATGTGGTGAACTGTTCGTTGTCGTCTTGCACTTGCAAGGCAGCACCGTCAGTTACCAAAGCGCGGTCGGGTAAGCGAATGCGCAGTGTAGAACCAATTTTAGCGCCTTCAACAGCAAAGCTGTCGTCGTACTGGCGGTTCACGTTACGGGTAATTACAAGGTTGTTCTCAAGAATCTCAAGAGCCTTACGGGTGATCATGTCGATCGTCAGAATACTATTAGACATTTAAAAGTCCTTTCAAAAGATTAACGGTTGCGTTGCGCTTCGTACTTACGAACCTGGCGATTGCGTTCGGCCTCAATCCACTCCGATGTTGACATGGTTTTGATTGACCGGGGGTCAGTCGTATCATGGCTCGGGCTTCCCGAAGACCGCGCAGTCACCGGACTAATAGGTGTTGGCGCAGAAGTTGTTTTCTTCACCGGAGGATTGTCAGACAATCTGACTTCAATCTTTCCGATTTCCCTTGCCTGCAAAATAGGTGACAAACGGGCAATGCGTTCAGCCTCCTTGGGGTTTGAACCTAGCCAATAAGCTAGATCAGGCCCAAGATCAGAATACTGAATTGTTTCAGCCATTACGTCGGTGATTCGCAACTTGGGGTTGTACACAACATCTTCAAAATCGTCGTATTTGTCCCGAGCCTTTTCCTCACGTTCGCCATAAGCCTCTACAATTTCAGCTTGTTCCTTTTGGCGATCCCGTTGAGCAATCAATTCTTCGGCTTTTCTGAGCGCCAGTGCTTCCGCATACGCATCAGTGCTTTCAAAATTGTCAATCGACGGCATTTCCTTGGGAGCAACTGGCACGGTTTGCCGTGCGACTTGTTCACGTTCCCATTTGCGCTGTTCTCTTGCGAGGCGCTTGCCAATAGCAGCGTCAAGTTCCTCTTGCGAGAATGTCTTGGCAGGCTGGTTCTCAGCTACTTCCGGCGAAGATACTGCAACTTCAGGTGTGGCCGTCACATCCTTGGTTGGCGCGGAGTCTACTTCCGCTAGGGCTTGGACTTCTTCAGTCATTACATGAATCCTTGGATTCCCCGGTGAACCTCACCGGTAAGGTTTATAGCATCCGAGTCACTAATCGTTGGCCAGCAGTAAGGCCGACCCCAAAAGTGATCGTCGTCGTGTTTGTCTCAGTATAGTCGTAATTAAACTCTTTGACGAGTCCATTGACTATCACCATCAAATATCCACCAAGGCCGTATTCAGGCACAGTAAACACTGTTTGTGATGCAGTGGCAATTATTGTGGCGGTTTGAATGCTTGGGCTGCTGTTAACGCCAGCCGCAGTCCAGATCAAATTATCCAATGAATCTTTAAGCAACAACGTATAGCGTGACGGGCCAAACCATACGTTTGCTTCGCCGCGCGAGTCCAAGATAACAGGGTTTGTGTTTGCAGTGACCCCGGTGCTATCGGTATAAGTAGCCAAAGGAACCGTGGTTCCACTAGCGTAAGTAAACAGTTTGCCACCAACAAGGGGCACACCCGCAGCCGTAAAAAACTGCATTTTGGGTGATGGGCTTAATGTTGCAGTCATGCTTTTTCCAATTCCTCAATACTTGCGGTAATGACGGCCGTTGAGGTTTCTCGATCAAGAGTCATATGCCCACGGCATGTGATATTGTAATCAACCCCATTTGCGTCTTTTTCGCTTTTAATAGGCACTGATATATCTAAGTTTTTAAGCAAAAATTCTTTGCCGTTTTCAAAAACGCGCCAAACATGATCCATTGTGCCGCGCCCTGTTTGGCCGCGAGACTTGTTGAACCGAATCTGGTACGTTTTCATACAATTTCTGCCGCTGGCACTAGGTGAGTTTGCGGCTGCAAAATCACAGCCAAGTTAAAATGTACAAACTTGATCGGCTTATCTGCTGCATGACGTGTAAACGAATGCATCAGCCATGAATTTGCAAAGATCATCATGCCAGGTTTTGGTGCGAAGTTAATCATTTTGCTAGCTGGAGTTGCCATGCTTATGTCTTGCTCGGGCAAGTCAATCTGCACCTTGGCAGCACGGGGGTCATGAAACACCACGTTAGAGCCGTTTTCTGGAGTTTCAAGAAAGTAAAAACCCACAATTTGTGAGCCGTATCCGTGAACGTGTGCGTCCATTGCAGAATGCTTGTGATGCTCTTGCGTCCACATTTCTGTAAATTGCACTGCTTTGTCTTGCATGACATAGCCCTGCTCATTAAGAATGTTCCAAGCCGTAGCGCCAACAAACTCAGAAAACCTAGCCATGCGCGGGTCACCAAAATAACTACCCGTCATGTAAAGGGGATAAATTTCGTTAAGCGATTGCGTTTTACGTGCTTCTACCAACGCTTCTTCAGATACGGTGTTAACTACATCCAAAAAGTCAGGGCGCTCAATAATGTAGATTGGGCACGGAAAGTGATGGGCAACTTGAAGCTGTGTTTGAAGAACAACTTCAGCTACCGACTCCGCAGCTTTGCACATTTTTGACTTTTTGACTACTTTGTTCATTGTGCAACCCAAGCCCATGCAATGAAATCAAACTTGTATTTGCCTTCTGGACGCACTGGAGTATCTTTCCAGTTTGCATCCGCACCGCACCAGAAAGTCATAATGTTGGCGGTTAGTTTGGCCTGATCTGGCTCTGGGCGAGGGATTGGGGGAACCATTGTGCAAGTAGCATCGTCAAAAGTCCAAGCAGACCAATTCTCAACTTGTTCTCTGGAATTAAATTCAGCTTGAACATTTTGTTGTTTGGCCGCTTTTTCTTCGGTAGTCATGTTGCGAAGTTGCCACACGTCCGTCCAAGCGTCATCAATTTTTGTGTATATCGGGTCTTGAGATTCAAACACTTGATAGACAAGGTTTGTTGGGCGGTCAACGCGATTAAACTTTTCCCAATTATTTGGGATTGTCCCAAACGCCTGAATTAAATTATTTTCAAATGCGGGGTGATTAACGGGTTGATTGTTTTCTACCTGAATATAGAGTTTCATATTTTTTTCTCAAAATTAAGGCGCGCCGACACAAGTTGATGGGAATGAGCGAGTAGTTCCGGGCCAAAGGATACGAACGCCGCCGCCTGATGCTAAGCCTCCAGAACTTGAACACGCACAGTTTGCCCCATGCCCGCCACCACCGCCGTACGCCCCGCCAGTACCACCTACAGTAGGATAAGCACCACCATTACCTCCAGCTACACCACAAGAACCACCACCACCACCACCGTTGCCAACGTTCCTAGCACCATTTGCGCCTTGGCCAAACAATCCAACACCGCCACCGCCGCCTCCGCTAGATGCGGAAACACTGTTAGCACCGCCACCGCCACCGCCGCCCGCGCCTGCTGTTTGACTTCCGCAAAAACCACCAAAACCACCAGCGCCAGAATAACCACCCGCGCCGCCACCGCCGCCAGCACCACCAGTAACAGCATCCCCGCCGTTACCACCGCCAGTTCCAGTTCCACCACTTCCTCCAAATGTTGTACCAAAGGAAAGTGAATAACCCTTTCCACCATTTGCAATAACACTTGTCGTGTTAAAGGATGAAAGCCCGCCTGCTGTCGCGCAGCCTAAATTAACGCCGCTATTTCCTCTTGTGCCAACAACAACAGCGTAAGGCAAGCCGGGAGTTACCGAAATATTGTTTGTATACCGCAACTCGCCACCACCGCCGCCGCCGCCACGAGTTGCACCGCCGCCAGCGCCGACAGCGACAACTGCAACCGATGTTACTCCACCGGGCGCAATCCAAGTATATGAACCGGCCGTAAAGGTTTCTGAGCCGGGAGCTACGCCAAAACTACCGCCCACAAAGCTAGTAATAATCCCACTCATGATACGTTTCCGGTTACCACACAGACTGTACCGCTAATAAACAAAATACTACAAACACCGCGAGTTGCCAATGAAAGAGTTGCTTGATCAACGTCAGTGCCAGCTTTATAGGCTGTCGTAATTGACAAAGTAATTGTAATTGAACCAGATGTGTTGTTAAAAATTACAACCGCGTCGCCAGCAGCAAATGTGGCGTTAGGTACAACAATTGCCCCGCTTGTGCCAACTTCAATAAACTCGCCTACATCAGTTGTTGCCAATGTGTAAGTTGTGGTTTTGGCCGAGCCAGACTGAGGAATTGCTCGAAGTTTTCCTGCCGCATCGCTGTATGAAGCGGCAGTGGTTACTACGCCAGTGCCTTTGGGGGTAAGCGTTATGTTAATGTCGCCATCTGTGCCACTTGCTACCGCGCTTGTGCCGGACACTGTAAGTTTGGCCGCTGCTACGTTTGTGTCTAAGCTACCCACTAACGTGGTCGCAGTTACCGTTGTTGCAGTTACCGTGGATGCTGCAACAGCTTTGCCCGCCGTCAGGTTGTTGACTGACACTTGAACAGTGCCACCCGATTGGACAATTGGCAGAACTTCTGTGCCTGCCAGCGGGGTTGTTGCCGCTGGCAACTGGGAAATTTTTAAGTCAGCCATTTAATCACTCCAAAAGAATATAGTCGCCATTTTCTTGCACAAGGTTTGCCCCAGATTCTGTCAGCAAATTATCTACCGTCAAGCTGCTATCAAAAGTGCCCGAGAATAGCGTGGCGATGCCGCCAAGCCCGATTGACACAGCATTTCTGACAGCAATTCCAAAACTCATTGGATGTTTACCGGCTTACAGTAAATTGATCCGGTTGCTGATACCTGAATAGCACTCACCCTCCATTGCCCACCAGAGCCATTCGGCACAGCAAACGGAATAGGTGTAAAAGCTGGGATGGGGGTGCTGGCGGTAGTAGCGGTAACGCCTTCGCCAACTACAATGTAGGCTGGTGTTGTTGACCACACTACAACGCCTTGTGGGCCTGCGGCCCATGTAGAAGTCGATCCAGCCGTGCCCGAATACGAAACAGTCGCGGCGGGGAACACCGTATCGGCTAGAGGTTTTAAAAGTTCCATGATGGCTCCTTATGCCTTAAATATAACATAGCGTTTAAATCACGCCAAGAATTTTAACTTGTAAAGGGTTCGCAAGTAAACTTCAACAATGTTGTCAATCAATTGTTGCAATGAACTGTCGGACTTATCACACACTTCATACCTTGCGTCTTCAATCTGTTTAAGCGAATCTTCCAAGAATTCAATGACATTGTTTGTTTTTTTAACAGAGTGCAATGTGATTGGCCCGATTAACCCGTTTCTACCCTGATAGGCTTCGGCAAAGTCATCGGCTGCACCAACAATGCGGTCATAAAAGATGTTCAGCGCTACATGTTTAGAATAGCTACGTGTGTTCAGATGCACACTGTGCGTGACATCTCTAGCTAAAAACAACAAACCTACAAATTCAGCGGCTTTCATTGTGGCATTCCTTGTGGCGGCATCATTTCAGGCTGTTGCATACCTTCTGGTGGCATTTCGCCCATGTTTTCCATTGGCATTTCGCGTCCAGGCATTTCGCTCACAAGATCGCCACTGGTAATCATGCCGCTAATTGTGCCCATAACAATGTCTTGAATTTGTTCTAACGACATGCCAGCTTGAACAGCAGAAATCCGCTGCGTTTCAGCCGCATACGCCTTGATCATAGCTTCAAACTCTTTGATTTCATTTGTGCGAACAATTTCAGAACTTTGAACATTGTCCAGCATTCCGGCCATTTGTTCCATTTGCTGGCTCATCGCTTGAATCTGCTGTTGAGCCGCTTGCAACTCAGGAGAGTCTTCACCGTCACTGAGGAATTTTGGATCAATGGTTTTGGCAAAGCGTTTGGCCATTTCCTGAGCGCCAGGCCAATCCATGTTCTTAACAAACAAGTCGCCAGCCACAGCCCACAATTGAGGATTACCCTGCAACAGTTGACCCATTGCTTCCAATGCCTCTTGACGCTTGGTAGCGTAGCCGGGGCCAGTGGTTGCCACAACGTCATACTTGCCAACGCCTGGGTTATAGATTTTGTCAATCAAAATGCCTTCTTGGTTGCGTATCTCACGCACCGGCATTTCCTGCTCAGGATCAATCTTGGCCATCTTTGTCTCGCCGTCTTCACCAATGATTCGGGCAATACGCTGGGTATCGTAAATCTTAGGAATTAGATCAACCAGTTGACGAGCAATGTGGCGAACGCCGCGAGTCAAGTTGTCACCATAGTGGTAAGTACCTACGTCGCCCTCACGCTGACGCGCAAGAATGGCTTTGCCAGAACGCTCATTACCGCCTTGGCCAAGTGATGCGTTGTACTGACCAGTTGTAGCTTTGATGTCTTCAGATGCGCCAGCTTTGGCTTGCAACAAGCCAGATGAGGCCATTGGGGGCTGGGCACGTTGGGGTAGCGGCAATGCGCTGCCTTGACCGTCGGTCACATCGGGGTTAACTTCCAGATAAGGCCAGTTGTTTGTGTTGGCCGTCTTCCATTTGTCTTCGTAGCCCTCAAACTGGCCGCCATATCCGATGAACGGTGCTTTGGGCGCCAGAGCCAGCATCTCAGCTTCTTGCGAAACCCAGTAGTTGTACATGCGCTGGGCATCCTTGGCGTTACGCACAAGGCCAGAGACATACAAACGACCGTCAACTTCAAATTCATTACCAACAATACGAATCACGGGAATGTATCGGCCAGCCCACTCATTTTGCTCAAGGATTTCGTATCCATTGATCTTGCAATACCTGACCTTTTGACGGTCAGATTCGCGTGTGCGCTTAGGCTTGCCGTAGGCTTGGCGCAACATCTTGTCTTCGGGTGTGCCGTCAAACGCCGTTGCGTTGCCAGGATACAAATTCAATGTAGCGCGGTCATAGTCAATGTAGTAATAATCCGCAATGCGGATCGTGTCTTCATTGAGCCAGTTGGATATTGATTGATCGCCTACACCCAAAGATTGCAAAGTTGTAATGGGCGCTGCATCTGGGTACATGCGCTCATAGTCTTCTCTGGACACATCTTCGGTAACAAAACAATACTTGGCGTCTGACCCTGTTGGGTCTTGAATCATTGGATCCATGTAGACCGAAAAGCTGTTGCGAACGCGGCCAATCTTAATGTCTTGATTAAAGTTGTCGTCATCACAGTATTCGGTCAGCAGCCTAATGTAGCCTTCGCCATAAGCCACTTGATTCTCGCAGGCCGTGTCGTATGCAACGTCAGCATCTGATATGTATTCAATGTGGCGAATCATGCCGTTGAGGATTTCAGCAACTTGTAGATCAGCTTTGTCGTCTACAGGAATGACCTTGGCGCCTGGTCTGTTTTGGCGCATGTCGTTTGTCACTTGACGAACGTGTTGCGGCAGTTTGTTGATGGTCAGGCAAGGACGCGCGTTGATTGTTTGACCCTGCACCGCGCCGCGAGTCGCCAGCACATCGGCAGGCCACTGCCACTGGTTGTCAGGCGATCCAGCATAAAAGCGCAGATCGTCAATTTCGTCCTCGCGAGACTCGGAAAGCGCAGACATTGCCATGTCAAGACGTGACCTGGCAGTCGCTAAAATGTCGGCGTTACTTTTGTCTTTGGCCGAGCCACCAACAGCAACTGCTGCTGCCGCTACGATGCCGGTAGGATCAGCCATTAAAAACTCCAATCACATCGGGTTCACGCATCATAAGGTATTCTTTGCCTTTGTGCTTCATTTTTTGGCTTTCGGTTTAGCAGCTTCGCGCTTAACCGAGTAAGCAATGGCCACGGCCTGCTTGACGGGCTTGCCTGCGGCAACTTCAGCCTTCACGTTTTTGCGGAAGGCTTCGGGTGATTTGGATTTGACCAGTGGCATAGTTGTCCTTATGCGGGTAAAACGTGAAGAACAGCAAAATTGATTTTAAGCGTGTCTGTGTAAGCGTTGCTCGACACATTGCTTAAATTGATTGTAAATGCGCCATCAGTTACCGTTACTATCGCAATTGAATATGCAAAAGTAGCCGTAGCGCCAGACGCAATATTCACAATCACCGTGTCCAAAGCAGAAACTTTGTCGTTGGTGACAATGAACGCAACATCTGCGCTAGGGGCTAATTGAGCGTTTGATGTTGTAATAGTTCCAGCAGTCTTGTTTATCGTGACACCCGTAGCTTTATTGGTTTGCTGGGTAACTGTCCCGTAAGCTGCGCTGGTGTAGCCTAGCTGTGTGGTTGCAAAAACCGTTGTGCCGTTAATAGACTGCGGATTGGTAGCGCCAATAACGCCGCCATCAATATCTTGGTCAAGATACGCAACGCCAATAGGTTTGGTAAAACTCATTTATTTCTTCTTTGCAGTTTTAGCCGACTCTTTAAAGTCTTTGGCTGTTGGTGCGCCGGGTGCGCCGGGCTTACGCATTTTCTCTTTTGAGCCGGCGGCTATACGTTCACGTTTTGCCGCGATATTTGCATAAAGTCCAGGTTTAGTAGCCATGATTAACACTTCCATCGTTTAAGGGCTGCTTTAGCGCGTTCGCCATCTTTGGCGTTGGCTGCCACTGCGCCCATTCTTGCACAAAATGAATCCTTACGGCCTTGGTCAGCCTTGGTCTTAGGATTAGGCGCTGGCGCTTTCAAGTTACTGCCAGTTTCCCGGTTGTACTTCTCACGGCCTTTG